GACAAGATCCACTTCAAGCGCGGGCGGATCATCGACATCGACACCGCGACCCTGAACATCCGCGCCAGCAGTGCGGTGAACATCGATACGCCGACCCTGACCCAGAGCGGCCAGATCGTCTCCCAGGGCGACCAGATCGCAGGCGGCATCAGCCAGATCCAGCACGTGCATTCTGGTGTGCAGCCGGGCCCGGGGCAGACCGGCATGCCGGTGGGGGGCTGAGTATGTTGACCTCTCTGAACCTGAAAGCCGCGCTGACCCGGTCGGTGCTGATCAGCCTGTTTACCTGGCGCCGCGCCGCCGATGACGACGCCCTCGATGACGACGAGCGTTTCGGCTGGTGGGGCGACAGCTTTCCCAGTGTCGCCGACGACCGTATCGGCTCGCGCCTGTGGTTGCTACGGCGGGTCAAGCTGACCCGGCAGACCCAGCTCGACGCTGAATTCTATGCCCGCGAAGCCCTGCAATGGCTGATCGACGACGGCCATTGCAGCGCCATCGACATCATCAGCGAACGCCTCGACGCCCAGCGCCTGAACCTGCGCACGGTGCTGACCCTGGCCGATGGCGAGCGCCTGGACATCAACCCCACTCACAGTTGGCAGGTGACCTATGCCGTTTGAAACGCCTTCGCTGCCGGTGCTGATCAAGCGCACCCAAAGCGACCTGGCCAGCGATGCGCTGCGCCAGTCCGATGCGCAAGTGCTGGCCCGCACCCTCAGCGGCGCCGCCTTTGGCCTGTATGGCTACCTGGATTGGATCGCCGAGCAGATCCTGCCGGACAAGGCCGATGAGTCGACCCTGGAACGCATCGCCGCGCTGCGCCTGAACCAGCCGCGCAAAGCGGCCCAGGCCGGCAGTGGCAGTGTCAGCTTCAGTGCGGTGGCCGGTGCCGTGCTGGATGTCGATACCCTGCTGCAAAGCAGTGACGGCCGCAGTTACAAAGTGACCGCGGCGCGCACCACCAGCGCCGGCCTGAACAGCACCAGCATCCAGGCCGTGGACGCCGGCACCCTTGGTAATGCCGAAGAGGGCCTGAGCCTGATTCCGGTGCAGCCGATCCAGGGCATCGGCAACAGCTTCACGGTGCTGGCGCCGGGCGTCAGTGGCGGCGTGGCCGAGGAAAGCCTTGAGTCGCTGCGGGCTCGGGTGATTCGGTCGTACCGCATCATTCCCCATGGCGGCGCTGCTGACGACTACGAGACCTGGGCCCTGGAATGCGCCGGGATCACCCGTGCCTGGTGCCGCCGCAACTACCTGGGCCCGGGCACCGTCGGCCTGTTTGTGATGCGCGACGACGACCTGCAACCCATCCCCAATGCCGAGCAACTGGCGCAGGTTCAGGCCTACATCGAACCGCTGCGCCCGGTGACCGCCGAGCTCTATGTGCTGGCGCCGGTGATGCAACCCGTGACCTACAGGCTACGCCTGACCCCCGACACCAGCGCCGTGCGCGCCGCCGTCGAGGCTGAATTGCGCGACCTGCACAGCCGCGAAGCCGGGCTTGGCGAAAGCCTGCTGCTGACCCACATCAGCGAGGCCATCAGCAGTGCCACCGGCGAGCGCGATCACCGGTTGCTGGCGCCCACCCAGGATGTGCCCGCGGCCAACAACCAACTGTTGGTGTTCGGAGGTTGTGTATGGCTGGAATAAGAAGCGCCGCGCAATACCAGGGCCAACTGCGCAGCCTGCTGCCCAGCGGCCCGGCCTGGGACCCGGAGCGCCTGCCGGAATTGCAGCAGGTGCTGCAAGGCGTGGCCCAGGAACTGGCGCGCATCGACGCCCGCGCCGTCGACCTGCAAAACGAAATGGACCCGGCGAGCGTCAGCGAACTGGTGCCGGATTGGGAAAAGGTCATGAACCTGCCCGACCCCTGCCTGGGCCTGACCCCGCTGTTCGACGACCGCCGCCTGGCGGTGCGCCGCCGCTTGTTGGCCGTCGGCAGCCAGCGCGCCAGCTATTTCGTCGAAATCGCCCGCAGCCAGGGCTACCCCAACGCCAGCGTCACTGAACTGCGCACCCCGCGCATGGGGCGCTCGCGTTTTGGCGACGCGCACTTCGGCACCTGGCAGGCGCATTTCATGTGGACCCTCAACACCGGCGGCCGACTGCTGCTGGGCCGGCGCTTCGGCGCCAGCTACTGGGGAGAACGTTTTGGCACCAACCCGGGCAGCGCCCTGGAATGCCTGATTCATCGCAGTGCACCGGCGCATACGCAGGTGTACATCAACTATGACTAGAGATTAGAAAACGAGTGGATTTTCCAAAAAGTGTACCCAGCGTAGGGCTGGTGAATGGCAAGTTTGTTGATGAAAACCCGGTCACCGGCCAGGTCGGTTCGCTGATTTCCTCCGAGTGGGGCAATGCCGTGACCGACGAGTTGCTGAACGTGATTCGCGCAGGGGGTGAGCAACCCTCCGAGGCGGATCACGACCAACTGCTGGCCGCGATCAAAACCATCGTCAAAGACTCCATCCCACCAGAAAAAATCAGAACCACGCTGGCGCAATACGGGATCACCGACGCCTACACCAAGTCGGTGACCTACACCAAGGCCGAGATCGAGGCCTTGCTCAAGAACATGTCGGCCTTGCCGGTCGGCGCCATGGTGCCGTTCCCCAAGGGCAGCGTGCCGCCGGGGTTTCTTGAAGTGGATGGCAGTGTACAAAGCATTGCGGCGTTGCCGGATCTGGCGGCGTATCTGGGCACGACGTTCAACACGGGGGGCGAAGGGGCGGGTAATTTCCGTTTGCCGGAGTCGCGTGGGGAGTTTTTGCGGGGGTGGGATCATGGGCGGGGGGTGGATGTTGGTCGGTCGATTGCTAGCACCCAGACCGGACAAATTGAGAGTCATGATCACCTTACTTATGCGAGTGATCGGTATTCCTCACCTGCTTCCTTAGGTACTAGTGGGGCTGTAGCGCCCCACGCCGTGGGCGGAATTGCAGGTGTCCGAACCGGTTTTACTGGTGGTTCGGAAACCCGTCCGCGAAACATTGCGGTTATGTGGTGCATCAAAGCCTGGAACGCGCCGATCAATCAGGGAAATATTGATATCGCCACGCTGGCGGCAGAGGTGCAAAGGCTCAAGAACCTCTCGGGTGCCCCCTACAAAGGGCTCTGCGTTTCTGCTAGCGGAACCAACGCGCTGATCTCGGTCAAGGCCCGCAGTTTGATCGTGGGCAGCGGCGGTGCCGCTCAGGCCTTGAACGGCGTGGATTTGAGTATCAATCTTCAGACCAATGGACTGGATGGCCTGGATACAGGCGCGCTGGCAACGTCCAGTTGCTACAGCACCTGGGTTGTCACCAACGGCACCCGAGTCGCGGGGATTGCAGCGCTGATGCCGCTTATCTCGTGCTCCACCACGGCGGGTTCAGCGATTGTCACCGGTATTTCCAGTACTGCGTCGATGCGCCCGGGCATGCCGTTTGGCGGGGTGAATTTTGCGCCGGGGGCTTTTATCAAGTCCGTGGATTCGGCGGGGCAGATTACGGCCAGCATGCCTGCGACCGCGACCAGTGCGAGCACTACGCTGCGTTTTGTGTATGAGCCGGTCTTGCCTGCTGATTATGTGGCTGTGCGGGTGAATGCATTTTTTACCGATGCATCTGCAAACAAGTTCCCGTTGTCCTTCGTGCAGTTGGGAAAGAATTTCCGTTACAAAGTCGCCATCGGCTCCAACCTGGCGGCCCTTCCGATGATGGCGTCCGGAGCAATGGGGACGGGCACCAGCCTGGTCCCGGTCAGTATTATTCCGTTTGTTTCGGTCACTGCCATTGGCATTGCGCTTCAATTGCTTGGGGCCACCAACAGCAACTCATCTGCCGCACCCAGTGCAAATTATTCGGGCGGCTACAGCGGGCCAAACTGTCCGCCACTCAATAGCATTGGTTCAACAAGCACCCAGCACAACACCCAGGGGCAGTTCTTGCTGGAAGAGTCCAAGGTCTATTACTTCGGCGCGGGAACCGCAGGACTTATGTGTTATGGCTGGGAGGATGATGTATGAGTTTTGCCGTTCGAAATGATGGCACTGTCGGATGGCGTGCCGTGGATAACATCAGTGAATTGATGACCAATGAAATCTTCACTGATAAGCAGCCGTTGAATGTATCCGTAGCGCAATTTTCTGTTGAAGAACTTAGCGCACAAATCAAGGCGCAGCGGGACCAATTATTGGCTATTGCAGGCAACCGCATGGGGCCCTTGCAAGATGCAGTCGACACCGAAAATGCGACTGAGGAAGAAGTAGAAAGCTTGCTCAGGTGGAAATGTTACCGGATTGCGCTTAACCGAATCGAGAAGCAGGAGAAGTTTCCAGTGGATGTGGAGTGGCCAATGTCCCCAGACCAGCTCAAGTAACTTTATCGATTTGACTTAAGCCTGCCATCTTTTTCTTCCGCATCGTTGTTAAGTTCCAAGTATGCCGGTGTCGATTTGATACTGGTTATAACTCTTATCCCAATCGTTGAAAGCTCGGTAATTGAAGCCTCCCGTCGCGCTACACATAGCGGAGTGAATCCTGTCAGTTAGCAATGTACGGACGTCAGTCGCCGAGTAAAACGCTGCAACCCGAATTATCTGATTTATGGCACTGCGTCGAACTTTGATCGGCGCATATCAATGATAACCAAAGGACAGACGAATGGATTACCCGAAGAGTGTGCCCAGCGTAGGGCTGGTGAATGGCAAGTTTGTCGACGAGAACCCGATCACGGGCCAGGTCGGATCATTGATTTCCTCCGAGTGGGGCAACGCGGTGACCGATGAGTTGCTGAACGTGATTCGTGCCGGCGGCGATGAGCCGGTCGAGGCCGAGCATGACCAGCTATTGGCGGCGATCAAGGCGATCGTCAAAGACTCCATTCCACCGGAAAAGATCAGGACGACATTGGCGGCGTACGGGATTACCGATGCTTACACCAAGTCGGTGACCTACACCAAAGCAGAGATCGAGGCACTGCTGAAGAACATGTCGGCGCTGCCGGTGGGAGCCATGGTGCCTTTTCCCAAAGGGACGGTGCCGGCGGGGTTCCTGGAGGTGGATGGCAGTGTGCAGAGCATTGCGGCATTGCCGGATCTGGCGGCGTATTTGGGGACTACGTTCAATACCGGTGGCGAAGGGGCGGGCAACTTCCGGTTGCCGGAGTCGCGCGGGGAGTTTTTGCGTGGTTGGGATCATGGGCGTGGAGTAGATCTTGGCCGGGCTATTGGCAGTTGGCAGGCGGATGCATTTCAGGGGCACTACCACGCTAGCGCAGCCGATACAGCTAGACCATATTCGACTGGCGGAACCACAGGTGACTACCTCGCTCGTTTTGGAACGGGAAATCCAACAACAAACGGAGTACGAGAAGCAATTAATAACGGCGTCGATGGTTCGCCGCGAACCGCTTCAGAAACCCGTCCACGCAACCTAGCGGTCATGTGGTGCATCAAGGCCTGGAACGCCCCTATCAATCAGGGCCAGGTCGATGTAGCGGCGCTAGTGTTGGAGATGCAGAAGCTTCGAGCATTGTCCGGTTTTGGCGTCCATAAAGGATTGGTAGTTTCCGCTACTGGCACCAATGCGATTATCTCCGTCAAGGCTACAGGCCTTATTGTCGGAAGTGGCGCCACCGCGCAGGCCTTGAATGGCGTAGATGTGAACATCAACCTTCAAACACAGGGGTTGAATGGTCTTGATGTTGGCTCACTGGCGGCTTCAAGTTGGTATAGCTCATGGGTTGTGACCAATGGCGCTCAAGTGGCAGGTATTGCTGCGCTGATGCCGGTTATTCAGGGTACTACTACTGCTGGTTCTTCAGTGGTTACGGGCATTGCCAGCACTGCTTCCATGCGCGCAGGGATGCGCCTTGGTGGTGCAAGCTTTCCGCCAGGTGTGTTTATAAAATCGGTGGATTCTGCAAGCCAGATTACTGTCAGTACGATTGCGAACGCTACAGCTGCGAACACGGTTCTGCGTTTTGTATATGAGCCTGTTCTGCCGGCGGGTTATGTTGCGATGCGTGTGGGCTCCTTCTTTACCGATGCGACGGTTAACAAGTTTCCATTGTCGTTCGTTCAAGCAGGAAAGTCTGTTCAGTACAAGCTTGCTGCTTCGAGTAATCTACTGACTTATCCCGTTATTGCGTCAGGTAGCACGTCGTTTATTGCTACTCCTGCTGCCGTGGGCGCTTTTGTGCCACCCACAGCTTTCAGCATTGGTGTGTCGATTCGCTCAGCTGTTCCATCCTTGGCAATTGGAGTAGGGCCTTCTCCGGCTTTAGATCAAAACAATTGCTTTGCTTTTATGAGTCAAGCGGCTCAGACCTATTTTAATGCGCTCATTCCCAGCAGATTTTTGCTTGAAAGCGCCAATATTTACTTTATATCGAACACGGCAGATTGCGTCGTTAAGGTGCATGGCTGGGAGGAAAGTCTATGAGCTATGCAGTACGAAATGATGGTCAAGGTTGGCGCGCTGTTTCTGGTGTCGAGGATATTAGTGCTGACGAGTGGTATACACCGCAGACACCACCTGACCCCGTCGCACTCCCTCTTTCCGCTGACGAGCTTGATAGGCTAGCAAGGGAAGCTCGCGACCGGCTACTGGCCGTTGCCGCAAATAAGATGGGGCCGTTACAAGATGCGGTCGAAGAGGGTGAGGACGTGCCGGATGAAGTGGCTCTTCTAAAACTCTGGAAACAATACCGTATCGCCCTCAACCGGATCGATAAACAGGATGGCTTTCCCCTGGTGATTGATTGGCCGGTCCCACCCGACGAAACTCCAAACCTCTAAGCGACCCGTACTGACGGGGCGTTTTTTACGAGACTCGAACCTCACTCATGCCAATCACCGAACAACAACTGCAACAAATCCTCCCCAACGCCCGCCGCCAAGCGGGCGTTTTTGTTTCTCCACTTAACACCGCCATGGCCCGTCGGCAGATCGATACGCCGAAGCGCCAGGCGGCCTTTCTTGCGCAGATCGGTCATGAATCCGGGCAGCTGCAATACGTGCGTGAACTGGGCAGCGATCAATACCTGAGCAAATACGACACCGGTACTCTCGCGGCGCGGCTGGGTAATACCCCCGAAGCCGATGGCGATGGCCAGCGTTTTCGTGGGCGCGGACTGATCCAGGTCACCGGGCGCAGCAACTATCGTCGTTGCAGCCTGGCGCTGTTCGGTGATGAGCGCCTGCTGGAGTTGCCGCAACTGCTGGAGCAGCCGCAATGGGCCGCCGAGTCGGCGGCCTGGTTCTGGGAACAGGGCGGGCTCAATGCCCTGGCCGATCGCGACGAGTTCAACAGCATTACCCGCCGCATCAATGGCGGCTTGAATGGGCTGCAGGATCGCTTGCAGCTCTGGGCTCGAGCGAGGGCGGTGTTATGCCAGCCCTCGGTCTGAACTTCGCGACTTATCGGGTGCTAGGTGTTGTCGTGCTGTTGGCCGTGGTGGCCGGCGGCTCGGCGGCGCTGGCCTGGCGTATTCAGGGCTGGCGTTACGCCGGGCAATTGGCAGAACAGGCTCGATTGCACAGTGAAACCCTGGACCAATTGGCCCTGTCGGCTGCTACGCAACAGCGCGCCGAGCAGGATAAACGCTTGGTGCTGGAGCAACAGCTGCAGGCCAGCGAGCAAGTTCATTACCGAGCATTAACCGATGCACAACGTGATCAAGGTCGCTTGCGCGATCGCCTTGCCACTGCTGATTTGCGCTTGTCAGTCCTACTCGACGCCGACGATCCACGCGCCGGCTGCGCAGTGCCTGCCTCCGCCACCAGCGGCGGCCTGGTTCATGCAGGCTCACGAGCCCGACTTGACCCGGCGCATGCTCAACGAATTATCGCCATCACCGACGCCGGAGACCGCGGACTGATTGCCCTGCAGGCATGCCAGGCGTATGTCAGGGCGATCCTTCACTGACATTTTGATCCAGACTGTGTCTTGCAAGCGCAACCTGCTGGTGTACGGTAAGTCACTTGCCCGCCCCATCAGGAGAAGCCTCC